CAGCCGGGGTAGTTCTTCTTCTGGATTTTTTGCCCATCTAAAACACTGTCAACCAAGTCTTTACGCTTGAAAGAACTTTTTATTTCTTTTCCTTCTTTGTCTACAATCGCGAAGTAATCATACGGATCTAAATACGGGCATCTCCATTTTCCAATCTTGCACAGCCAAGAATTTTTCTTAGTATCCGCAGCGTAATTGGTCTTGGCAGTCTCTTCTGTAAAATTATTTACAATAAAAAAAGTATGAGCTAGATAATACTCTAGCCCTCGAAGCTGCTCTTTATTAAACTGTAACTGTTGTAATGGGCTGCGGGGGTGTCTCAGAAATTGAAATTCTACAGTAGGAGTATAACCTTCCCACTCTTTTTGAGCGGCCAGAGTATAGACCATTGCTTGAACATTTGAGTGCAGCTCTTCCCCGCGAAATTTATACTTACTACTTTTATAATCTACAATTTTAATCTTTTTACCTTTTTTGTAGACTATGGGTTTGTCAATAAAGCCCCTTATTTTGTATTCGGGATCTTTACTTTCCAGAAGAAACTCATGCTCAGGCTTGTCAACTTTACCCCCTTTGCCAAAAAAATCGCAGTTCAGACCTACAACTATCATGTCGTCAACCAATTCGGTGTTCTCCTCATTGGTCATAGGTAGGTCAAAGCTTTTTTCCATTTGTGTAAGGTGCTTCATCACCATACGTAAAACAGCAGGGCTACCTTGAATACTGCTAGCCTTTAAAATTTTAGTAAAATGTTTTTTGTGCTTGGGTTTGACAAGCATTTCAAACACTAGATGGCACACAGTACCACGTAAAGCGCCCTCATTTTGCTTCTGAGGCACTTTTAGGTGATAGTTGCACCAATATGACCAAGAACAGGTCTCGAGGGTTTTAATTCTAGATGCTGAAAGTATTTTTTCTTTTACATCTTTATTCTTTTGTGCCATGTTAATATTTCTTCTTTTGACATACAACCAAAATCGTTTTTAGTTGGAAGCTCAATTTGTAACTGGTTATCGTCAAAATGATTAGAAAGGCTTGCGTAAATGCTTTTTGCAGCATTGTTCCCCGCTTCGCTTTCATCATTATTGAGAGAAATGTAAATTTTATCCAAATTTAACATCATCAAGATTTGTTTAATTTTTGATGATGCGGATAAACCAAATAAAACTAAAGTATTTTTAATCCCAGCCTCCCATAAGCTTAGCATGTCGCCAATGCTTTCGACTAGGAATACGTGTTTGGCTTTTAGTATTTCATCTTTATTGTATTTGAAAGGGTAGACCCAGTACCTCTTTTCCCCTAAAAGCTTCCATTTTATTGGGCTTTTATTAGTGATATCTCTCCCTGCGCACCCTACCAATCGATCATAGCCATCAAAAATAGGAAAAACGTATCTGTTGCTTAATTTTCCCTCTTTCATCACTCCGCTTTCTAGCATCTTAAGTGCGGTGGAGCTGACCCCTCTGCTCTCCCAGTACTCGTACTCGGGAAACATTTTACTCAAATTATCTAACTTGTAAAAGGTTTGGCTTTTTAGTTTTTCTTTTGGTCGAGCTACGGTATGCGTTACGCCCTTACTTTTAATGAAGTCTTTTGCCTCAGAGATATCTTTGAGATCTAAGGTGAGTTTTACTAGGTCTTCTAGCTTTCCATATTTGTTTTCTTTGAAGTCAAACCAAACACCAGTTTCTTTTTGAATACATAATACATTTGGGTTATCAGAATCTCTGTACAGGGGTTTAGTTCTGTACTCCTTACCACAATCACGAAGAGTATAACCTATCTCTGTTAAGATATCTTTAATGCCATCGCTCATATCAGTAACCCGTCGTCATCATTATTTCCAGACTGTATGTCAAAATTCTGAGATTCAAATCTGATTATGTCTTGAAGTGACCCTTGCTCTGACACTTTGAAGTTCTCTACGGTGAAGTTAAGGAAGTTGTTCATCAACCTTTCACTTTCAACCTCTCTGCCATTTATAGTTTCTACAGTTTGCCGACGAATTAAATCTTGGTGACCTGCTGCGTCCTTACCTTGGAATCGAGTTTTAAGTGGTACAAGCTTATGAGTACCAAAACGTTCTCCATCTAACGCTATTTCGTCTACCGTCTTTCGCCGAAAGATGGCTACGAATGTAGCAAACCACTGAAGTCTATCGGATAACGATATTACTGAACTATCATCAACAAGAGTATTAGAATTCCTGTTGTGACTTTCTCCCGACCTATTCATCTGCATAGCAGTAATAAGTGGAGCTTTTATTTCTTCAGCTATCCTTTTGAGTTTATCAATCTTCTCGCCAATAGCTTGATGCTCTGCCCAGTTTTGGCTTACCTTTTCACCTGTAAGTTTTACATAGTCGTAAGCTATAATGCATTTATTACCTCGGCCAACATGCTTCATATGCCACCTCCTAATTAAAGCGCATATCTCGTCAACGTTTTTATTTTTTACATGGTAATGGAAGTAATTATGGGTCTTAAGGTTATTAAAATAGTTTCTAACCTTATTTAACATTTCTTTGTTATTCCTGAACTTACCAGTTTCCAAATACCACAGAGGGACTCCAGTATTTGCTGCTGCCATACGAAACTGAATCTCTTCAGTTGTCATCTCTGTATCCAGTACTAGTACTGGCACGTTTGCTTTGATTGCGGTGCCAAGGCAGATGTCGTTTATAAAAGTAGTTTTACCCTGCGCTGGTCTAGAAACAATTGCATATACGTTACCGTCTCTTAGGCCACCAAACAATCGATTAAACTCATTGTAAGGCGTAGCGAGCCCTGTGTCCTCGACTGGGTTGTTACCCCTTTCTTCAATAAGGTATTCTAAATCATCAAAAACATTTTTAGGGTCATCCTCAAAGGAGTAGCTAGTTACCTTGTCCCCGTATATAGAGTCTGACTTAGATATAATATCCTCTAATGTTTCGCATGAAGAATTCTTAACATGATCTTTTATTCTGTCAGCGGTCTCGCTTAACTCTCTTCTGATTCTAAACTTAACCAATTCCTTGCAAGCTTCTATAACAGCGCCTTTAGTAATTGGGGTGTGGAAAAGAGTATTTATATAATCGTATATCTCGATATCATCTTTTGAGGAGATACCTAAATTAGATATCTTTGTAGCAATTAGCACCTTATCGATCTTATCATCGCTAAGGATAGAATCTCTTAATACGCAATATATAGTCTGATGAACATCGTTGTAGAAATCACCTATACTAACAAAAGAATCAATCTCCGAAAGGACAGTTGGGTGTTTTAGCAGCCCGCCGAGCACATGATGCTCGACTTGATTAGAATATATGGGCATATACTATTTATATACTCGGTCCACTTTGAAGAAATAATCGAACAGGTTTTCAGGTGCCTGCAGACCTCCGATAGCAGTATAAACGGCTACGCCTTTCTTGGCGCCAGCATAAATACCGCGGTGAACTGTTGAGCCTGAACCCATCATCCGACTCAATTGTTCAAACCCATGTTCTAAGCTAGACTGAGGGATATTGTCAAGAGAATCTTTGTCTCCGATAATGATACAAGCAGCAACGTTTCCGGTTGATGCGTCAACACCTGCTAAAATATTCTTACGCAAATTATCTCTCACAGCGTAAGAAATGCCAGTTTCGGATGTATCCTTAACAGGAGTTGCTCCAAACATAATAATTCCCGATGAGAAAATAGTATCTAAATCAGCTTTGTCAAAAGTAGTATAAGCAGATTCTTTAGCGGAAATCTTATTGAACAAATGAAATACAGAACAGATGCTGCTATTTGCAGTAGTCCAAAATTGATTTACGCTCAGCTTGGGATAAAGCTGCTTAATCTTTTCATTGTCCAGTATAACCAACGGGGAGATAACGCCAGCTTTTTGCAAGTCTAAGACTTTAAGTGTCGTTTTCTTAGCGTTGTCTTGAACCTTGATGCCTTCGCCTTTAGTTGGTAACGCAAGAATGCATCCAACCTTTGCGTCAGTATCCTTAGTCTCTTTTCCGAGAGATTGATTTAGATCGTGACAAATTTCCAAAACCCTAGCGACCCCTCCTGCTCCGGTGCCTCCACCTGCGCCAGCACACACCAGAACCCTTTCGTATCCAGCGCCAAAAGTCTTCTTAAGAAAATCTAATATGTCTTCATATCTAGTTCTAAATACTTCATCAGCAGCGTCAGGATTTTTACCAGCTCCTCCATCACCAATTAGCAATTTATTTGATTCAGGAATTTTAATCAAAGAAAGATCCTGTTGAGCAGTGTTGATAACACCAACACGACGATAGCCCAAGTTCCAAAAAGACTCAGCCAGCCTAGAACCTCCTTGCCCGACACCCACAACCGCAAAGTTAAAAGCAGCATCGTCAAAAGTATCTTTGATCGCGTCTTCTATCGGTTCGTCGTCGGGTAGTGGAATATCTGGTAAATCAATACCCAAGTCCTCAACAGTTTCTGTAGCTGAAGCTTCCTCTGTATTTGGTTTGGGTTCTTCTGGCGTTGCGGGAGCCTCGCCAGCAGTTAAAGTAACAGGAGGAACTTCGTCCTGTGGATAATATTGGTTTATGTCTGTATCACTCATCGTCTTCGTATCCTTCTTCTTCTGGATCATCAAAAGCGTTATTTAAATTTTTAATAAAAGTATCTGAATTCATTGATTCCATAGCTTCAGACCAATGGTTAATCAGGTATTGTAGAGACATAGCATTCTTTTCACTCTCTACTTTTGAGTAGACTTGCGGGTTACCATCCTCATCAAAATTAAATAACATGAATCCTCCACAAGACCACTCACTAATTTGATCTAGGAGCGAGTCCGGGATTCTTGTTGTTTGTATTTTACTCATCTTCATAAATATTACACTATTTTAGATATCTATTTCAAACTTATCGCTAATATACTTTTTCGATAAAGACTTTAAATCTTCCTCAAAAATCTCTAAAACTTTAAAATTATTGTTTTCTAACCATATTCTTTTATCGTGATCGCGAGTTATTGATCTTAAATAATTGGCTCTAGAGTTGTTATGGAAAAACTTGTTAAAGGAGTCGTGCTGTGCCCCTTGGGTTTCAACAGCTATTCTTTTAGTCATGTTCACTAGATCAACTTTCATCCTAGTTCCGTAAACTGGAAACTCTTCATAACAGATTTGACCATACCAAAACGTTTTGAAAAATTGTTTAACGTTGTATTGTAGCTTTGATCTACAAGCGGCATCCCAGTCAATTTTATATCTAGTGACACTTTTATTTACAAGTCTCCCTCTTATGTCGTAAAGCTTCACGATGCAATAGTGAGGGCATTCCTGAATTTACTAAACAGGTAATTGCATATTTCAGTGTTCTCTTCTAGGTATTTTCTGAAATTATCTGCACCTTGGTGTTTTGAGGCGATCTCGAGTCCAGTTTCTTTTTTAACATCCTCTACAATTTGATCGTCAACGATTATCCATGCTCCTTTGACGTCTACCATATCCCACTCTATCATAAACTGAAGCACTTCATACTCCACCCAAATACTTTTACCGTTTACTCTCCC